TGCCACTGCTACTAAACAAGCTCAATCAGAAGAATCTGATCCTTGGGCAGTAGATGCTACTGAAGAAGAGATTGAAGCTCTTAAAGAAGTTCATGAAACATTGAATGATGCAAACAAAGAAGAGTTTATGGAAAGAATGAAAACTCGTGAAGGTCTTCAAGCTCTAATTACTTTTGCTACTAATTTGCAAGGAGAATAATAAATGGCAGCTGTAGAATTAACAAATCAATTAGCCGTTGGTGGTGGTAGAGTAGTATTACTTTATAAGTCAGGTGGTACTAGTGTTGTAAACAAATCACTTGCTAATTTAGCAACAGGTGGTGAGACTGTTACTGCTGCAGACATTACTCGTATATGGTATAGTGGAGCTGGTACATTATCAATTAAACGTAACACAACAGTTGTGTTTATTAGTGACTCTGAAGCAACATTTGATTGGAACCTTAAAGAAGCTGGTATTGCACTTAGTGCAAATAATGATCAAGCTATTAATGTAACATTCTCAGATGCAAACAGTACAGCAATAATAGAATTACAAAAAACATCTAACCACAGTGCAGCTTAGGATAAACTAATGAAACTTATTACAGAACTAAACGAAAAAGTTAATTATATCTTTGAAGAAGATGAGAAGAGTGGTAAGAAAAATTATTTCATTGAAGGTGTATTCATGCAGGGTAATCTTAAAAACCGTAATGGTAGAGTATATCCTAATGAGGTATTAGCTAAAGAAGCTACTAGATATGACAAAGAATACATTCAAAAGAATAAAGCATATGGAGAACTTGGACACCCACAAGGTCCTACTATTAACTTAGAAAGAGTATCTCATATGATAAAAGAATTAAAACCTGACGGATCGAATTTTGTAGGCCGTGCGAAGGTTTTAGATACACCATATGGTAACATAGTAAAAAATCTAATTGATGAAGGAGCACAGCTAGGTGTTAGTTCCAGAGGTATGGGAACAATACGTGAGCGTAATGGTGCTCAAGAAGTACAATCAGACTTTATGTTATCTACTGCTGCAGACATTGTAGCAGATCCTTCAGCACCAGACGCATTTGTGAATGGTGTAATGGAAGGTATGGAATGGGTATACGACGCAGCTTCTAGGAGCTTTAAGAGTGTACAAGTGGTTGACGAAATTAAATCCGTTGGAACAAAGAGCGCAAGAGAATTAGACGAACAGAAGTATAATCTGTTCAATAAATTTTTGCGTAGTTTGTAATTATAAATATACTATAATAGGATAATATCCGTTAAATTTAACAAGGAGTCCAGAAGATGGCCAAAGAAAAATCTAAAGAAGTCGAAGTTGAAGTAAAGGACGACGACTTACTAGAGGCCAGCAAGACAGAAGATCAGCAGCTGCAAGAGTTCAAAGCAGACAATACTGGTGGCGAAGTAGTTAAAGGAGCTGAAATTCCTGAGCCTACAAGTACTGGTAGTACTTCAAGAGGTGCTGATAAATCTCAAGGGGATTCAACTCCTCCTGCTGATGCACAAAAAGCATCTGTGTCTAAAGCTGCGCTGATCTCACAAGTCATGGGCAAAATGAATAATATGAGTAAAGACACTCTGATGAAGTTATCTGGTGAAGTGAATACTTATGGTAAAAATAAATTACCAGCAAGTAAGTCACAATCAACAGGTAGAGATCCAATGCCAAAGCTAAGCCCAACAGGTGCAGCTGAAGCAGTTGGTGAAATTTTTGATGGTGATGAACTATCAGAAGACTTCCGCAGTAAGGCTACTACCGTATTTGAAGCAACAGTTAATACTAAATTAGTTGAGCTTCATGCCCACATGCAAGAAGAATTCAGTCAAAAACTCGAAGAGGATAAAGAATCATTCCGCAAAGAGTTAACTGACCGTGTCGACGAGTATCTTGATTACGTCACTGAAGAGTGGATGAAAGAGAACGAAGTTGCAATTGAAAATGCACTTAAAGTCGAAGTTGCTGAAACATTCATGAATGGGATTAAAAATCTGTTTACAGAAAACTACATTGCTGTACCAGAAGACAAAGTTGATCTTGTTGCAGAATTAGAAAAGCAAACACAAGAACTTGAAGGTAAGTTAGAAGAGCAAGTTAACAAAACTATAGAAGTCAAAAAAGATGCTGATGAGTTACAAAAGTTTAAAACTTTTTCAGAAGCATGTGATGGCTTAACTATGACACAGGTTGACAAACTTTCTAAACTTTCTGAAGGTATTGAATATGATAGCAATGAAGAATTTAAATCAAAAATAGATTTATTAAAAGAACATTACTTTAATGGAAAAACAGCTAAAACTGAAGCTGAAGACCTTAACAGTGACCCTGTTGAGATTGATTCAGAAGAGCCTGTGCAAACTGGTTCAATGGCTGCTTATTCACAAGCAATATCTAGAAGTGTTCGTAAATAACAACAAAGACCCAAGGAGGGAAACCAAATGCAATTAAATGAAGAGCTAGTCAAGAAGTGGCAGCCTATACTTGAGCACGGTGATCTACCAGAAATATCAGATCCATTAAGACGCTCAGTAACAGCAGCTGTTCTTGAAAATACTGAAACTGCTTTACGCGAGCAGAACAACTTTGCTCCTCAAAGCCTACTTGAGGCAGCCCCGGCTAATGCCATGGGTGCTTCTTCTAGTACAGCAAGTGATGGAGCCGTTGACATATATGATCCAGTACTAATTAGTTTAGTACGTAGAGCAATGCCTAACTTAGTAGCTTATGACATCATGGGCGTACAACCAATGACAGGTCCAACCGGACTTATCTTTGCAATGCGTTCAAGATACTCTACTCAGTCAGGTACAGAAACATTCTATAACGAATCTAATACAGCATTCGCATTGGATAAAGATGACCATGCTAATACAGCAATCGGTGATGCAGCTAGAAACTTAGGTGATTCACCTGCTGATGGTTATTTAAATTCAACAAAATCTAACTTAGAATTGTACAACTTTATGTCTGGTATGACCACAGCACAAGCTGAGCGCTTGGGTGATGGTGCTGCCAATGCAATTCCAGAAATGGCATTCAGTATTGAAAAGATTGCTGTGACAGCATTGTCACGTGCTTTAAAAGCTGAATACACAATGGAATTAGCACAAGACCTTAAAGCAATTCACGGCTTAGATGCTGAAACTGAATTAGCTAACATCCTTTCAACTGAAATTTTAGCTGAGATCAACAGAGAGTTAGTAAGAACTGTTGGTACAATTGCTAAAGTTGGAGCACAAGAAGGAACAACTACTGCTGGTAAATTTGACCTTGACACTGACTCAAACGGTCGTTGGATGGTTGAAAAGTTCAAAGGCTTAATGTTTGCAATCGAAAGAGAAGCAAATGCGATAGCAAGAGGGACAAGGCGTGGTAAAGGTAACATAGTTATTTGTAGATCTGATGTTGCATCAGCATTACAAATGGCAGGTGTCCTAGACTACACACCAGCTCTTAACTCAAATAACCTAGCTGTTGATGATACAGGGAGCACCTTTGCAGGAGTTCTTAATGGTAGAACCAGAGTATACGTTGATCCATATGCAGGAGACAACTATATGACTGTTGGTTACAAAGGCTCAAGTGCTTTTGATGCTGGCTTGTTCTACTGTCCATATGTACCATTACAGATGGTAAGAGCAGTTGGAGAAGATACATTCCAACCAAAAATTGGATTTAAAACTCGTTACGGCGTAGTAGAAAATCCATTTGCAAGAGGAACTACAGCTCTAGCAGCTACAGGTGCACTTGCAGCAGACTCTAATGAGTACTACAGAAAAGTGGTTGTTAATAACTTAATGTAATAGTTAAGTCGTTAGTAATACTATTCAAACGAAGGGGGCTTCTCACGGCCCCCTTTTTTTGTATAAATAGTAGTAGGAGATATTATGGCAGCTATAACAAACCAACCAGACAACCCACAATTTCTATCACCGGTAGGATTTAATTTTAACATACAGAAATTACCTCATGTTAATTATTTTGTCCAAGCTGTTAACATGCCCGGTGTACAATTAGGTGAGACACCTTTAAACACTCCATTCCATATCATACCAACACCTGGTGATCATATCACATATGGTGAGATGGCAGTTACATTTAAAGTAGATGAAGATATGGAAAATTATATTGAGTTATATAATTGGATGCAGTACTTAGGTTTTCCAGAAGGATTCAATCAAGCAAAGCAAGTATATAATAAAAGTGGACTACAAAGTTTAACAGGACCAAGAACTGTTCAAAGAACAGGAAGAACATTAGGTGAGGGTTCAGTAAGTGATGCATCATTAACTGTATTGAATTCAGCCTCACAACCAAACCTAACTGTAACATTTGAAGATTGTTTTCCAACATCATTATCAGATATGCAATTTGATGCAAGAAGTAGTGATATAGAATACATAGAAGCTCAAGTATCATTTAGATTTAAATTGTATCATATCTATAGATTAAAGAGTACAGGATTATCTAACACATCAGTACGAATAAACGGTTGACCTTTATAACATAATTTAGTATATTATATTCAGGAGGCACAATGAATATATTTGTATTAGATAGAGACCCTAAGACTGCTGCATACATGATGTGTGATAAGCATGTAGTTAAAATGATATTAGAATCAGCACAAATGTTATCTGCTGTATTAGATTATCAATATAAAGATGAACACAAAGGTGGTAATGGACCAGTGATTGAACAATTTGGCCTACCAGGCTATCCAAAAGCTCATGCAAAACATCCTTGCACATTATGGGCTAGAGCATCTAAACAAAACGCTATGTGGTTAGTAAGACATATGAGAGCTTTGTGTTATGAGTATACAGCTCGCTATGGTAAGACACATAAACAAGAAGGACTTGTTTCAGTATATGAAGCACAGTTACAATATTGTAAATTTGAACAACCATGTAGAACAGAATTTGTACAGGCAATAACTAATACAGAACTTCATAGAGATGATCCTGTAGAAGCATACAGAGAGTACTACAGAAAAGAGAAAGCTCATTTCTGTACTTGGAAACATGGTGATGTACCACAATGGTTTGAAGGCTGCTATGCAATTAGATGAGTTATTTGAGTTATGGAAAGATGATAGTAGTATTGATAGAACTGAATTAGGTGAAGCATCTACTAACATACCAAAACTTCATTACAAATATTATAAACATTATGCTCAAGAAAGACTGACACTAAAAAAGTTAGAAGCTGAGTATAAAAGTTTATACAAAGACAAATGGGAATACTATCAAGGTAACTTGGCAGATGAAGATTTGAAAGAACGTCAATGGGATCCATTTCAACTAAAAGTATTGAAGAGTGATCTTAGTACATATATTGATAGTGATAAAGATATAATAAACCATATGTATAAAATTGAGTACCAGAAAGAAAAGATAGACTTTCTGGATAGTGTAATAAGAAATATAAACAATAGAGGGTTTCATATAAAGAATGCAATTGACTGGGAAAAGTTTAAAGTCGGCATCTAAGATTTGTGATGTAGATTACACAGATCAGCATGTAGAAGACTTACATCAAATATTAATGGATTGTAACTTTGGTAAACATGAGAGAGTTGACAGAGGAACATATATGCATAACTACCATAGAGCTTATGGTAAGTTGTTAGGACCAGATAGATATAAGGTCCAAAATGTATTAGAAGTAGGTATATGGGTAGGATTAGGTTTACTTGCTTGGACACGATTCTTTCCTAATAGTGTGGTAGAAGGTGTAGATAAATTATTTCAATGGGAACCTAAAATAAAAAGGTTGTTTACATTAGATGGATCGTATAGAATAAATTTAAATTGGTGTGATACTACTAACGAAGAAGCATTAAGAAAATGGTTTCCACCATTAAAATATGATACATACTTTGATGTTATCTTTGATGATGGTAATCATTTTGCTAGTGGTCAGATGGCTACACTAATAAATCTATGGCAATACTTAAAACCTGGTGGTTGGTATTTCATAGAAGATGTAACAGAAGCACATGAGCCATCAAGGAAACTATTAGAATACATAGATAGTTTAGGAGAACAGGGTCATGAGATTAGTTGGTTCCATTATCCTGATGACTTAAAAGAGCATTTCGATCCGAATGTATTTCGAGGTAGTATGCATGCATCCAACTTAATTGCAATTAAAAAAAACAAGGAGGTAAAAAATGTCGATTAAAAAACATTTTTACAATGCATTGGAAGATAGATTTAATGCTGATAAATCTAAAGCAATAGCTCAGCTAGAGTTATCTTTCAATCAGCCTGTAGCAATTGGAGAACATCCTCAGTTACTAGATGATATGGCTAAGCTAGTATCTGATGTTGCTACAGCAGAAGAAAACTTAGCAGCGCTAAGAGACAACTTTGGAGAAAAAATTTATCCAGAGGAACCATCTGAAAATCCAGATGCCCCATGGGACCCATGGAGGGGTGGAAAAAAGAATAGAGATATGTAATGTTTGAAATATTAGGGGTACTATTAATAATATTTCTTGTGTATCATGTAATAAAAGATGGTGGTCCAACATATACTTATTGGACTGCTTATGATCCTGGTGAGATTAAATGGCCCAAACTATGGAAAAGAAAGAAGAAAAAGTGAAGGTAGGTATAACAGGTCACTCAAATGGAATAGGTAAAGCGTTTGCTGAACTACTTGATGACAAAGGTATTGAGTGGATTGGATTTGATCTTACTAATGGTTATGATATTGAAACAGAGAGTGGACAACGAGATATAGTTGACCAGTTGCATGATTGCGACGTGTTCTTTAATAATGCATATAGTTATAATGGTTATGGAGAATGCCAAATACAACTATTGTATAAAGTATGGAGACAATGGAGAACACATAATAAAAGAATAGTTGTTATGAGTTCTATAGGTGGTGATATTCATAAGGAAGTAGATGAAGTACATCCATGGGAAGAAGGTACAGGTTATCTTGGTTACGACTCATTCAAAGCTGGATTAGATCATGCATGTAAACAATTAAATATGCTACCGTATTGGAAACTTGGATACCAATGTAAGATAATAAACATAAGACCTGGTGTAGTAGATACACAACTTGCATTAGACTCGCATCCAACTATGGATCCTAATTCAAATAAATTAAAAGGTCACCAACATGCATCTAATTTTACTACTAGAAAAATGGATCCTAAGTATATTGCCAACACAATAATGTGGACATTAGAACAACCCGAACATATTCTTGAAATAACAATTGCGGATAGTCAAATTGCCAACAGTGAATAAAATAGCTATAACTGGTCACACTAGTGGATTAGGTTTAGCACTTACAAAATATTGTGACAATAAAAATATTAAATGGGTTGGCTTTTCAAGAACCAATGGTGAAAATATTGGTGACAAAAAATTTTATGAACGTCTTCCAAAAGCAATTGAAGATTGTGATGTGTTTATTAATAATGCACCGGGGAACCATTTTCAGATTGTTTTGTTGTATGAAGTGTGGAAGCTTTGGCAACAACTTGATAAACATATTATTTGTATTAGTTCAACTAGTCAAGAATATATACATAAAAATCAAGTGTATCCTTATGATGCATACAAACAAGGTTTGGATTATGCTTGTGCACAGTTACAATACATTAGTGGAAGTAAATGTAAAGTAACTAATATTAAACCAGGTTGGATTGATACACCTATGGTAGTTGATTATCATAACCGACATCCTTATCTTGTAAAACCAGACCATCTAATGGATCCTGATTATGTGGCTGAAGTAGTAATGTGGACATTAGAACAACCTGAACATATAGAATCATTAACAATCACCGCGAGACGTAATGCTAACAGTAAGTAAAGTAAATGATGTATATTTGAGAATAGATTGCGACCCTGGTACAAGTCAGGAGCTTAGTGATTATTTTACTTTTACAGTACCAGGTGCTAGGTTTATGCCTCAAGTTCAAAATAGATTCTGGGATGGTAAGATTCGTTTGTTTAATCAAATGACTAAACAAATATACTTTGGTCTTTATCCTAAGATAGAAGAGTTCTGTAACCAGAGACAATACACATTAGACATAAAAGAAGATAGAGCTTTCTTTCAGAATGAATTCTCATTGAAAGAAGTAGATGACCTTGCCAAGTCTGTAAAATTACCTAAGAAGTTTTCAGTAAGAGATTATCAAAAGAGAGCTGTTGCTCATGCAATAAGAAATAAAAGATGTTTGCTTTTATCACCAACAGCTTCTGGTAAGTCATTAATAATATATTTGTTAAGTAGATACTATCCAGCTAACAAACTTATCATAGTACCTACAACAGCATTAGTACATCAGATGGCTTCAGACTTTGAGGACTATGGTTATGAAGGTAAGGTACATAAGATAACAGCTGGAGAAGATAAAGATTCATTTAGTGAGATTACTGTTACTACATGGCAGTCAATATATAAGATGCCAAAGAAATGGTTTAGTAGATTCAAAGTAGTTATAGGTGATGAGGCTCATTTGTTTAAAGCAAAGTCTTTAACAAGTATAATGTCAAAGTTAGTAGAGTGTCCATGGAGATTTGGTTTCACTGGAACATTAGATGGTACTGTAACACATAAGTTAGTATTAGAAGGTTTGTTTGGTCCTGTTGAAAAAGTAACATCTACAGCAGAATTAATAAAGCAAGACCATCTATCTAAGTTTAAGATAAATATTATTACACTGAAGTATACTGATCAGAGTAAACTACTAATGAAACGAGCCAAGTATCAGGATGAGATAGACTTTATAGTTAGGAACCAAGCTCGTAATAGATTCATAAAGAACTTGTGTACCAGTTTAGAAGGTAACACATTAGCATTATTTAATTTTGTTGACAAGCATGGTAAAGTGTTGTATGATATGCTTAAAGATGAAAAGCGTTCTGTCTTTTTTGTCCATGGTGGTGTTAAAGGTCAAGAGAGAGATGATATAAGACAGATAGTAGAGAATGAGAATAATGCAATCATTGTGGCGTCGTATGGTACATTTAGTACTGGTGTTAATATTAGGAACTTACATAATATCGTGTTCGCAAGTCCAAGTAAGTCCAGAGTGCGAAACCTTCAGTCGATTGGAAGGGGGCTTAGAACAGCAAGTGGTAAAAGTGAAGCTCGATTGTTTGATCTGGTAGATGATTTAAGATACAAAGGTTGGAAGAATTATTCTATAGAACATTTTAGTGAAAGATTAAAAGTATATAATGAAGAAGAATTTCCGTATAAGATATATCAAATTGATCTAAAGGAGTAGAAATGGATTGTGCATTACTAAAATTAATGAATGGAGATGAAATTATTGCTGAAGTAATAAAGGATGAGAAAGATAGTTATACTATATCTCAACCTGTGCAAGTTCATAGAAACATATCACCAGTCAATACTGAAGTAATAAGATGTTCTTATTGGTTATTGTTTAGTGATAATACAGAAATAAAAATTGAAAAGAAAAACGTCTTAGTAATTTCTAAAGACATTAATAAAAACGTAGTTAAACATTATGATTATTTTCTCAAGAATGCTGAATATGGTGTTATAGATCAAGAAGATCGTATAGACAGAATGGATGAAATTGTTGAGAGAGCAGAAGAGGAGTACAAAAAGAGAATGTTAGATGGAGATGATGAACCAAGTCTAAAAGACTTATTATATAAAACAGCCAATACGACGATACATTAAGATGGCACATTATGTAGATAATAAATCTTTGTATGCTACTATGGTAGAGTTTAAAGTAGCATGTAAAGATGCAGAAGAGTGTGGAGAGGAGGCTCCTCCTATACCTGATATGGTTGGTGCAGCTTTGCTAAAGATAGCAAACAGATTGTCAACAAAACCTAATTTTATAAACTATACATTTAGAGAAGAGATGGTTAGTGATGGAATAGAAAATTGTATTAATTACATTGGTAACTTTGATCCAGATAAATCTAAGAATCCATTTGCCTACTTTACTCAAATAATATATTATGCATTTCTAAGAAGAATACAAAAAGAAAAGAAACAGTTATATATTAAACATAAAGCAATTGAAAACCATATGGCGTTTGATGAATGGATTGATCCTATTGATGGTACTCGTATTACAGCAGATGCTCATAACCATGAACCTACAGAGTATATGAAAGACTTTGTAAAGAGTTTTGAGACAAAAGAAAAAGAAAGTAAACAAAAGAAGAAACCACTACCAGCACGTGGTGTGGAAGCATTCTACAAAGAGAAGTAAATTATGAAAATAGTATTAGTGACTGATCTCCATTTTGGAGCTCGTAATGATAGTGTGAAAGTTGCAAAGCATCAGAAGAGATTTTATGATGAAGTATTCTTTCCATACCTCAAAGAAAATAATATCGATACAATAATAGACCTTGGCGATACGTTTGATCGTCGAAAGTATATCTCTTTTACATCATTGAAAAGTGCAACGGAGATGTTTTTCAATCCATTAAAAGAGAATAATATAACTACGCATATGATTGTTGGTAATCATGATACAGTATATAAGAACACTAATGAATTAAACTCTGTAAATTTATTACTACAAGCATATGATAACATAATAGAATATGAAAGTCCTACAGATATACAAATAGACGGATGTGATATTCTTATGTTACCTTGGATATGTAAAGATAACTATGATCAAACTATGAATATAATAGACAAGACAAAAGCTCAAGTAGTGTTCTCACACCTAGAGTTAAAAGGTTTTGAGTTTATGAGAGGTCATTTTATGCATGAAGGTATGGACCATAAAATATTTGATAAGTTTGATTTAGTATGTTCTGGACACTACCATCATAAATCTACAGAAGGTAATATAAACTACTTAGGTACACCATATGAACTTACATGGCAAGACTATCAAGATGAAAAAGGTTTCCATGTATTTGATACAGAAACAAGAGAATTGACCAGAGTTGTAAGTCCGCTTAATATGTTTTATAAGTTATGGTATGATGATACAAATATGACATTTGAGGACATAGCTAAGATAGACTTTACACAATATAAAGATTGTTTTGTAAAAGTTATTATAACAAATAAAACTAATCCTTATTTGTTTGATAGTTATATTGAAAGATTAGATAAGAATGATTTAGCTAACTTACAAATTGTAGAAGATCATTTAAACTTAGACTTAACAGAAGATGAACACATAGTAGATGAAGCAGAAGACACTGTAACTATATTAGACAAGTATGTAGATGGTTTAGAGATTAGTTCAGATAAAGATAAAGTAAAAACATTATTAAGAAACCTATATGATGAGGCCCTTTCTATAACATGATATATTTTAAAACTATTAGATGGAAAAATTTTCTATCGTATGGTAATCATTGGACAGAGATTGAATTAGATGCAAATAAATCGTCCTTGATTATTGGTGAGAATGGTGCTGGCAAGTCAACAGTACTTGATGCACTTACATTTGTATTGTATAATAAACCTTTTAGAAAAGTTACAGTACAACAATTAATTAACTCTATTAATAACAATCACATGGAAGTAGAATGTGAGTTTGCTATTGGTCAAAACAACTATAAGATATGTAGAGGACAGAAGCCAAGAATATTTGAGGTATGGCAAAATGGTAAGTTACTAAATCAAGAAGCTCATGCAAAAGATTATCAAGAAGTACTAGAAAAAAGTATACTTAAACTTAATCACAAAAGTTTTTGCCAAGTGGTTGTGTTAGGTAGTTCTAGTTTTATTCCTTTTATGCAACTACCTACTAATCATAGAAAAGAAGTTATAGAAGACTTATTAGATATTGGTATCTTTTCTATAATGGGTTCAATACTAAAAGATAAAGCTAGTGAGAATAGAAAACAATTAGCTGAAACAAGTAATGAAATAATGTTACTTGAAGAACGTATTAAGATGCAAAAAGATTATGTTAAAAGAATAGTACAGCAAAAAGATGATCTAATAGAAGAGAAGAAGAACTCTATTGAGAAGTTAAAAAATGATAATGGTATAAAGGAATTAAATCTAAAAGATAAAGAAGATCAGTTAGCTAAGTTACGTATAGAAGTTGAAGAAGAAGAGGCTGTAAGAAGAAAATTAAATAAACTAAACAACTTAGATAGTAAGATAGGTGATAAAGTTAAACGTCTTAAAAAAGAGATAGAGTTCTTTGAGAACCATGACAACTGTCCTAAGTGTTATAGACCTTTAGATGAAGAAACTAAAACACATAACATAGAAAATAATAAAGATAGTATTGTTGAATGTGAAGATGGATTTCTAAAACTAGAAGAAGAAATAAATGCTGAACAAGCTCGTGTTAATCATATGATAGAAGTATGGAAACAAATAGATGGTGTGAATAAAGAAATCAATAACTATAAGTCTGAGTTAAATGCTAATCAATCTGTTATAGACTCTATGCAAAAAGATATAGACAAAGAAGTTAAACAAGATGTTAATATTGAAAAAGTTAAGATCAATGAGATGAATGAAGAGATGAGAGAGATTCAGAATATTAAGAAGGATCAATCTGATGAACAAGAGATCATAACTGTAGCTACTAATCTATTAAGAGACACTGGTATCAAATCTAGAATTATCAAACAATACATTCCAGTTATTAATAAACTGGTTAATAAGTACTTGGCAGCTATGGACTTCTTTGTACAGTTTGATTTAGATGAAAACTTTAATGAAGTAATTAAGTCAAGATGGAGAGATGAGTTTAACTATCATTCATTTAGTGAAGGTGAAAAGATGAGAATAGATTTATCTTTATTGTTTACTTGGAGAGCTATTGCTAAGTTAAAAAATAGTGCAAGTACAAATTTATTAATTATGGATGAAGTATTTGATAGTAGTTTAGATACACAAGGTACAGATGAGTTCTTAAAGATAATAAATGACTTGACTGCAGACTCAAACATCTTTATAATAAGTCATAAAACAGATCAATTAGTAGATAAGTTTAATAGTGTAATCCGTTTTGAAAAACATCAGAACTTTAGTAGGGTAGCAGCATAATGGAAAAGAAAATACCAACAGACTTTACATCTATGGGTAAGAAGATAAAAGAAACTTTAGATGGTAGAGTAGATAATATAGGCCTAGTTGAAGATGGTATTGAGATAGAAGATACAGATATAAAGCTAGGGATGAAAGATGATTACTTATGGGATGAAGTTCCAAGATTTGATTTCAATAATCCTCCTGTAGATCCAGAAAAGTTTTCTATGGCTATGGTAACATATATGAGAGAGCATAGTGGTATAGGTTTAGCTGCTAATCAAGTTGGTTATAATTTTAGTATGTTTGTTACAGAAGGTGAGCCAGCTTTTGCTGTATTCAATCCAACAATAACATTTAGAAGTCCCAATGATGTATTGTTAGAAGAAGGATGTTTATCATACCCAGATCTAATACTAAAGATAAATCGTCCAGCATCTATTCGTGTTAGATTCCAAGATCCATTTGGCAATTGGATAACAAGACAATTTGCAGGTATGTCAGCAAGAGTGTTCTTACATGAGTATGATCATCTTTTAGGTGTTGACTTCACTGATAAAGTAAGTAAACTAAAGTTAGATATGGCTCAAAGAAAGCTCAAAAAAAGAAAAGGTAAAAAGAATGCAGACGTCTGAAATAATTGATAGAGTGTATCGAGTTCTACATAATGAACTTGATATAGAAGGTACTACAATAACTCCTAATATGCATCTGATGAATGACTTAGGTGCTGATAGTTTAGGTGGTGTTGAAATAATAATGTGTATGGAAGATGAGTTTGGTATTACAATACCTGATGAAAAGATAGATCAAATAATTTATGTTGAAGATATAGTTAAAACAGTAGGAGAATTGGTTGGCTGATAAACAATATTTGTACAGTGAAATATTTCACTCAGCTCAAGGTGAAGGTTTATATACAGGTACTCCTGGACCTTGGCTAAGATATTTTATGTGTAACTTACAGTGTAATGGATTTGGTCAGAAAGATCCTACTGATGAAAGTACATATGTATTACCTTATAAAGATTTAGATACAAGTAAGTATGACAAGCTAGAAGACTTGCCTGTGTTTGAATATGGTTGTGATAGTAGTTACTCTTGGTCAGCTAAGTATAAAAAGTTACAACGTAAAGGTACAGCAAGAGAGATTACAAATAGAATATATGACAGTATGAAGAATGAGTTTAATCCTGATGGTATGTTTATACATCCAGGTAAAGGAGCATATTGGCAACACTTACATATAACTGGTGGTGAACCTTTAATGCCTCATGCCCAAGAATGTACTGTTCAGATAATACAATGTATGATGAATGATGCTAATGTACCAGCTAGTATAACTTTCGAAACTAATGGTACACAAAAATTATCAGAGCCTTTTATAGAACAGATAAGTAATTATGGATGTCCTGTACATTGGTCTATAAGTCCTAAGTTATGGAACACTGCTGGTGAGAAATCTGATAAAGCATTTCAACCTCACTTAATTAAAGAGATGCAGGATGTATCACCACATGGAATGATAAAGTTTGTTTGTAATGGTACAGATGATACATGGGACGAGATTGATGAAAAAGTAAATGCACTAAGAGATTTTGGTGTACAG